ATGTCCTTTGATACGGATAACGTGTTCATTGTTCCACGCCGATGCCGCTGTTTTGACTGCTTTTTCGGCAGTATCTTCGGGCATTTGAAGTTGTTTGAAGCTGATGAGAACGTGAATGTCAACATCGCTTTCAGGAGTCCAGTTATAATTCGCCGCCGACCCCATGAGGAAAATGTCCAAAACAGGAGCCTTAAACTCTGTCTTCTCGTAGAAATCCTTCGCGATCTGCAACAGGTGGATTCTTGCTTCTCGGTCTAATTTCATGCCATGCCAGAGGAGCGGACAAAGGGTCTTATTATAGATGCGAACTTTGCTCATTTCTTTTATGCCTCATCCAAACGAACGTAATAGGAACGTTGCCCAGAAACTTCCATTTCAGTGCAAATCGCCTTTACAGGAATATTGCTATGATTGGCAACGATGCATCCATGATTGTGAAAATAGGCAGTTCCTTGTGAAGAGATGAGTTTGGTCTCTACCTTTTCCCCGGCGTCTTCTCCAAAACAAGAAGGAGGACCGGCAACATTCACGGGCATTGGAGCTTCTTGACTCTGCTGTTGCTTGATGTATTTCTCATCACCGCCAAGAGGAAGATCAGACCCTTCATACCAGCTAAATCTTTTCAACTCTGCTTCCACCCGCTGTATCGCCGAAATAACTTTTGGGTTCTTGATCCATTCTCCATATGCCCAACTTCCCTTGAACTGCTCAAACGGAACGCTGGCAGAAGTGTTCCCAAGAGTGGTATAGTAAACCATCGCTTCAGCATTCTTCTCTTTCGTGGCTTTCTTGTATGCTGTATTTATTTGATCTCCGTAAGCTGGTTTCTCTTCGTGGATTGAATGGTCTTCGGGATACTTCCCAAGAAGTTCGGCAAACTGCGGCCCCAGTTTTTTCCAAAACTCGTCGTCGGTTGGATACGTAGAATTTTCTCCCACCAAAAAAGTTTCGTAGTTGCTCAATCCGTAATCGGTCTGAATGTTCAGAAGCAACTCTTCAAATGGAGTATCTTCCCTTTGTGGATGCGTCATTCGATTTTCCAACTCTGTCAATGCTTCATCTAGTTTGGAGTTCCACTCTGGTCCGTATTCTTGCAACCGAGCCATAACTTCATTCACGGTTTGTTTGATGATTTTTTCTAGTTCGTCCATACAGGTATAAATATACTTTACGATTTCCAATGTGCCGCACGCTTTGCTATCTCGGAGAAAAAGAGTGGTTTGGAGTATTCTTCCAGTTCTATGAGAGTACGATGATACCGCCTTGAATCATGTAAGATGCCAGTACCCGCCTGATCATCCCATTCTTTAATCGTAGAGGCTACATCATCTACTAGAATGCTCATCGGCGTGGCATGTCTCTGTTTCTCGTGACGATCAGGAACTATGACTACTTGTGCAAATTCTAGGCCATATTTGGCAACCCATTTGAGCTTACCTTCCTTAATCTCATGAAACCGAGGATTGATTTCCCCCGTACCCGTTGAAGACAAGACTCTTACATCTTTGTACAACCGCTTGGCGGTCTGATAAACCTCTTCACCACCACGTTCCCAAGGCAAATCAGCCCAGAAATCCTTGTTTCGCTTAAGAAAATGTACAATTGCCGCAGGTCTGCCATATTTCTCGGCATACTCATCAAAACTCATTCCCTTGGATATGCGTTGATATCCCTCATTTAAACCCACGAGTACGCCATCCATGTCCAAATGCACAATAATATCATCATTCATATTTCACTCAATAACCTTTTCAGCATACTTCGCTTGTCTGTTATTTTATTGTAATCTTTTTCCCATATGCGCAGAAACTTATATCCATTATCGACTGCAACTTTTTTCTTTGTTTCATCTTTTTCCCATATTTCTTCTGCTGTTTTATTGACTGCACTGTTATAGTCAGTAGCCACATATTTAGAAGGGTTCATATGCCAATAATCCCCATTATATTCCACGATGAGTGTTCTTTCCGGAACATAAATATCATAAAGGAAATCTTTACCCTCTATTCTAAATCCAAGTTTGGCTCTATATCCCATTTCTATCAACATCGAATGTATTTCCTTTTCGGGTTTAGATAACATCGTTTTATTTGGAACTCGCTTTCCACTTGCAAAATCATTCAGGATTTTTTCTCTGATTTTTCTCTTTGTTTCTTCATTATGATGTTTACCACGCATCCAGTTTGATCCTCCCTTCATTTTTTTAGAATGTTCCGCCCTCATTTTTTCGTCCCATCCTTGTCCACGAAGTTTTATAGCATCCAACATCCGTTTTCGTACATCCGGATCTCTGGAATACTTTCCTCCATAGTTTGGGTTGTTTATTCCTCGCGTAGTGGGTTTAGGTATTCCCCGAACAGCTAAAGATGTTTTACGTTTGGCGTCTTCATCTTTGAAGTATGCACATCGTTTGCTACAATACCTGCCACTACCATATGTTCCATCATGTTCTATTTGACATCTAATGCATCTCATATATGATAAATATCATCGTACAATCATATTCCGTCCAAGTCCAACCAAACCATCTAAAATATAAATAATCAAATTACGCTATAAAAACTTGACATTTTCCTGAAATAATGTACAATGTACATTGAAGAATGAGTACATAATCGATTAAATGAAGTAAGAATCGAATTCGAGTACATGATCGATTCGATTATTACCGGAAAAGGTTGGAGGAAACAAATGGGTTGATGAACCCCTTTTTCATCGATCCCTCAGTTACGGGTGGTACCGTCCACTTTGGCTTCTTGGTGCGTTTCTTCTTTTTGCTCCCGTATTTGACATCCTTCACGATAATGTCCCAAAGTTTCATATGGCGCTTCTCGAACTTTTTTCCGAGAACTGCCTTCAAGTGATTCTTTGCTTGAACGAGAGTCTCTGGTTTCGTTTCATCTACCATAGCTTGGGCTTCTCCTTTGACTTTGGTATTCCAAGCACCTTTATTGGCGAAGAGTTTCTTCATCTGTTGAACGTCATCAAGTTTTTCAACGCCGATGGATTCCAACCCTTGATTAACATTGGCAAGTTGTTCTTCGTCGGTTATAGATGGTGCTGATGTAGGAGTTGCTGGTTCGATAGGAGAAGTAGCCGTTGTCGTGACGGTCGCTTGCGGATCTGATTTTCCTCCTGACACCGCATACTGAAAAAGTTGGTCAGCAGAAGCATTTGGCCCCAACTTTTCCACCGCCGTTTGAATCAAGTTCTTTGCTGTATTTTCCTTATGCCCCAGTTTTATCAGCGCCAGCGTAGCATCGCCCGCGGCTTGTGAAGAAAGAACCTTTGCCATGTCAGCCTTCTTCAATTCCATAGCTTTTTGAACGACCTCCGTGGTTTGCAAACCTTTGGTTTTCCCTTCATCTTTGAAATATTTCCACGCGGCAGACACGTACTTTTTAGCGATATCTACAGGCCATCCTACCAATTGAAGTTGAGACACCGCGTCTTTTATGTGCTGATTGACATATTCCATTGCTTTTCTGTCGACCAATGCGATGATGGCTCTTTGAAAATCATCTTCAACCATAGCAAACTTTTGCTTATCGGCTGGAGTAAATACGCCACTCGCTTCTGGATTGGCATTTTCAAACATTTGCAATACGCTTAGTTTTCTTCCAGAACGAGTATCAAAATCACTATCAAAGAAGTTGAAAATGATTACTTTTCGCATTGATATGGGTTGTTCTCCGGTCGCTGAATCTAGGGCTCCCTTGGAGTGAATGAGTAGAAGAATATCATTTTCCGTTCCGTGCTTTAGCAGACCTTTCGTGGCCCAATTCACCGTATATGCTTTATCCTTGTGATGGAAAGTACCAAAGTCCCAAGAAAACCTTCGACTCTTACGATATGCCGAGTGCCATTTTCTAATGAACCCTTGTAAATCTGCACCAGATTCACTATCATCGGACGGACTCATATCGGAATCGGAATCGTCATCTTTGGAAATAAATCCCGTATCTCCTTCTCCTTTACCGGCCTCTGTTACTGGTTCTCCTGATGGCTCTGGAAACTCTGTCTTTCCGCCCCAAGAAGATGGCAGTTCAGGAGGTGGAACATTTTTTGATGGATTCCCCATATACTTCTTTGCTCTTTCCCAGTCAGAACGAACGGTCTTGGTGATAAGAATCATCGCCTTAACAATTGCATCGGAATCAAGCCCTTCAGGAAGTTGTCCATTATTTGCTTTTTCCGGTGGAAGTTCCGTGGGGGGTGGAGGTGTTCCGGTGGTTGATGACGGACTGCCCGGCGCTGGTTCTGGTGCAGTTCCAGTTGGAGGCTTAGGAGGTTCTGGTGTTGGTGGTACTGATGTTGGAGGTGACGTGGGCTTATCCGATGCCTGCGCTGACTTGGTACTTTGTGGAACTCCTATGAGATTTTCGATCTGGTTGAATGCAGGAGCCCATTCCATTTTGTTGGAGACAATGCTTTGACCAACATAGTTAGATGGGATTTTGGTAACGAATTGAACATCGTTGATGAATTCGTCGTAAAGCTTCTTGAGATGTGATTTGTAAGCCGTGATTGTTTTGTTCGTATCGTTGGAAGCCAAAGCTTGATTCAAACTCGGTGAACGAAAGAATTTTCCAATACCCGCTTCACGAAGTTTCTGTGCTACGCTGACACTTGGATCTGATGCGGAACGAGTCCCTAATGTTCTTTGAAGTTCAGGGTTGGTAAACTGTCTTGGACCAGCATAAATGGTCTTTCCCAGTTTAACGAACTTGTCAACGTCCTTTTTGAAAGCTACCAAATCCTGTGGTCTATTCCTCTGAATGTTTGGTAGAACATTGACGTTGAAATCTTGAACGATTGAGGCTACCTTCTTGCGAAAAGAGTTCCAAAGTGATTCCATCTTTGTGTCTTCGATAGGTTTCCATCCCACATTCGTAACTCCTTTATACCTTTGCATACCTGCGGCCCCGCGAGCCTTCACGCGATCAAACAATCCTTCATCAACATACGGGGACGCCTCAAGACTGGTTAGGTACTTCTTATCCATACTCCTATAAATATATCATCTTCGATGCTTAGTGTCAAGTTTATATGCCGAACCGGTATTGTTCCCAAAAGTCCCGCAAAGTAGGAATCGGCCACGCTTGCCGAATGAGGTATTCCGCCGCATCTTCTTTTTTGGTTAGGTCAAGCGCTCGTTCAGCGAGATAGGTTTCTTTCAGAAGGGCGGATAGCTTAAGCATACACACCTATAAGTATCAACTTCTAATCCATTCATATTTATAATGTCCACAGTCCCATATTCGATCATACCCATTCAACTGCATGTTTTGCCACTCCGTCAAATTAGGGTCATAGATTTTCAACTTTTTTATCAGTTCGGTCTTCCTAAAACAAAATCGATGGTAAAGTTTCATTTCGTGTGGTAAAAAATACCAATAGTTTGGAGAAGTTTCCCCCACAAGAGACATCCCTATTTGTGTATAAAAAGCGCTAGAAGTTGAATATCTTCGGTCGGCATAAGTTGTTATTTTACAAGGATTATAGTTTCGTATAAAATGAGAAAATAACTTTCCTCCTACACCAACAACTCTATCTTTTCCAACACAAAATCGATACATTTCATATTCATCGTTGGTTATGTTTTTTGCTCCCATTGCAACTCTGCGCTTCCCAAAAGTCATGACAGAAACCAATTTCCCTTTGTAAAGTGCTCCTAATCTAACGGAAGAGTTGTCTTTTCCTTGAATGTGATATAAATCCAAAAACTCATTCTTTTCTTTTGTTGAAAGTTCTTTTACTTCACATTTTCTTGCCGAAATGGAAGAATGGGGGGTCTTGTTCAACAAATGAGACAACTTATTCTTTATAATATCTTTTTTATTCTCCCATTCGTTCTCAAAAATATGAAGAAGGTGAATATTAGATTTTTCACATTCTACAGTTTTATTTAGGTGATATTGTTTTGGTTTCCCACCTGTTATTTCAGAGTGCCAATATAGTCCATCATATTCAATCGCTATTTTTAGAGACGGTATGTAAATATCCAACTCCTTTCCGCTGGGTAAAATACTTCTCTTATTTTCCATTATTTTTTCACCGGGTATTATTTGGTTTATCACTTCACGTATTTCCGTTTGTTGAGTAGAGTTTGTTTTGGGAAAACACGTAGGACATCTTGGAATATGCCCCGAATACAAATCATCTTCAAATGTTAGTTTACAAGTATTACATCGAAAGGGGTAGGTGTTTTTATAACTGGTAGATATAAAATCTTCTTTCTTGAATAATGGAGTCACTTTGTTTTCCAGACGATTTCCTCCGAACAAATACTCAATGAATATTTGGCGGCAAGTATCTCTTATCGTTTGTTGTATTTTTGGTAGTTGAGATATGTTTTTTACACCATATTTTTCTAAAGTTATAGATGTTTTTTCTTTTATTTTTCTGTCGGTTAGAGGAGTAATAGATCCATATCTTTCAATGTTTGTTTTTTGTTGTTTTTCTTTTATTTTGTTCGATTGTAATGGATTTATTACACCATACTTTTCCATCATAGTGTTTTTCGCTTTATTTGATAGTATTGGAGACGCCAAGGTAAACCCTCCATATTTTTTCATCACAACTTCCCTTGTTTTTGATTTTATATTATCAGATTGTTGAGCATACTCCACTCCATATCTTTTTAACATTGTGGCTTTGGATTTTTCACGAAAGTTTTTGGTGGATAGAAAACTGGAAACTCCATATTTTTCCAACATTTTTTTCTTTATTTTTTCAACATTTTCTGGAAAGAACATTACATTTTCTACACCGTATTTTTCTAAACAAGTTTTTTTACAAGTCAATATTTTTTTAGAGTTGATTGTTTTATTGTTAGACACACATTTATTAGAGCAAAATGATTTTGGTCTTGAAACTCTACTTATTATTTCTTTACCGCAAGTTAGACATTTGTTTGTAATCCACTTCGTTTTTAGTTTGTATGTTCTATTACATTCATTGGAGCAGTAAATACTTGAACATTTTTGGTGGCAGTTTTTACACAATCTTGACATAGTAAGGTTTTTGAGTTGACAGCAAGGTTATTCAATCGATAAGTATAGCAGAATCCAATGAAAACGCAAGATATAATAAAGAAAAACGCCACCCACGGGTGGCGTTTTTGAATATTTTATCTTCTAACTACTTGATTATTAGGCGGTAGGGAACATCGCACCGGTTGGAAGTATATTGAAGTCGAGTACAATAAACTCTGCGGTTTTGGTTGGTTTTAGCCAGATTTGGCCGTAGAGTATATTCCTATCAACCAAGTCTGGTGTGTTGTTAGTATCATCCATCACAACTTGAAAGGCATACAGACCCGACCGTTGCTGCACACTTTCAAGGTATGGGTTAACAATCGCCAAGAATTTGTTACGAGTTTGAGCAGTATTCTGTTCAAATACAAGGTATCTTGCCGTTGTGGCGAAGAACTTTTTGATTTCAATGAGCAAGCGACGGACGTTAATACGATCCAGTGCCGAGGAGGCTACTTGAAGAGTCTTTTGACCCCAGACAGAGATACCTTGACCCGGGAATGCCGCGATTGGGTTCACGCGACCTTCATAGAGTGTATCTCTCTCAGTGTGAGTCGTGCGGTCGGTCACCCCAACTGCTTGAGGGATACCACCGCGACTTAGACCCGCGACTGCCCACCATTCACCAGCAACTCTGTCGTTGGCGGCGTAGATAGAAGGCAACACTACAGAAGGAGGAACTGCCTCGATCTTGTTGGTGTATATGTTCTTGATCTTGATCCATGGATAGTAAGCGCCCGCATAGCTCGTATCAAACTCATCGGCGAGAGCAACCACTTCGTC